AAAAACAATACAGAGTAAGTTTGATTCAAAACAAGCTAAAGTAGATTTATATGAAGCATTCAAAGCATTGAATGATAAGTGGATTGCGGGTACTGATTACAAACGATACACCTTATTTGAAGATATGTTGTTCCTTGACAGAGCGTCAAGAAATATTGGAGATAAGGTTGTTGTGGATATTTTCAAGTTAAAACAAATTATCAGTGAAGACACAATCAACCTTAATATGGGTGTGTTTGTATTTTTAGCAGGTATTTTGACCGACAATCACTTTACGATAATGCCAATGCCTGCGTATGTTAACTTTTATAATGTACAAGAACCTACTTTAAACGCGGTACCTAATATACCAAGCACGATTGATTTTGCTAATGAAATGTGGGGAACTTACCTAACTGTTGACTACAGAAGGTCAGGACCAAAATTAGTTTGTTTCTATGCCAATAGACCATCATCGTATATTGATACTACAGATAAGAGTGTTAACAATTATTTATTTAGAACCGACACTTTTGACTTAAGAAATCCTGTTGGTAACCCAAATGTTGAAAACCAAACAAATAAAACAGATTGGGCGTTATCTAATAGATGTGTTGGATTTACGGTAGACATTGGGGTTAGAAACCAAAACATATTTTATTCTTTTTCAGTGTCACAAGATAACGGTAAGGCGACCGCTGAATCTGTGTGGACCATAAATAATATGGCCAACGCAGCATCTGGTAGAGATACCGCAACACAAAACAACTCGTTGTATAACATTTATCAGAACAGGTCATATCAATGTGATGTGGTTGGTTTAGGTAATGCGATGATTCAACCAACAATGTATTTCAACCTTAGACACGTACCGATGTTTAATGGTTCTTACTTAATTACTGATGTTACGCACACTATTACACCTGGTCAGTTTGAAACCAAATTTACGGGTGTTAGACAAAGTGTGTTGTCGTATCCATACACAGAAAACTTATTACAAAGTATTAATCAAAATTTGGTTGGTAAATTGATAACAGCTGTTACTCAAAGGAAAGATGATGATAAGGGAACCAATGCGACAACTACCCAAGGTAATAATGCAAACGTGTCAACAAATTCTAATACACAACAATCCGCACAAAATTCTTGTGACTCAAAAGTATTGGAAACACCTTATAAACAAGCAGGATATACATCGGTAAGTGGAACTCAAACTAAGTTAACAGCAAAACAATTCTATGACTTGTTAATTCAAAATGTTAGTACAACGTCTACAGATGCTATTGAGATTGAAAGATATCAAAACTTAAGATTTATAATATTCTTAATATCTTGGGCCGCAAGTGGTAACAAAGACAGTAAAAACTTCATAGGTCTAAACAATAACTTTGGAAGAATTACTTTAGATTACAATTATGGTGAGTTAAGAACTTATTTTGAACCAACATATTCTTGTATGGATATTGAAAATCTAAATGGATTACCACTTTCATATCCTGTTGCTAATTTTGTTGACCCTGTAGAATTTATGTTATTTATGAGAGATAGATTGATAAATAGAGTCGGGGATATTCAAAACAAATCTATTGAAACTTTCTATCTACAAAACTGGCCGGCAAATAGAGGAACTGATTTAACCTCAGATACACAGTTGTCATTCAACTTAATTGAAGGTAATAGGTTGGCGAAGAATCTTGGACTTGTTAGTACAATACCTGTGTTTAAAATCACACCAACACCTACACCAACAGCTAACAATCAAAATATAATAAACAACATTCCACCTACTTGTACTCCAAGCCCAACCCCTAGTACGACCCCACAATAAAATTATTTGAATTTTATAGATATTTATAAGAAAAATTGGTTATGGACCTAAATAATATGTTAAATCAGTATCTTGGTAAAAATGTAAGAATGTCATCAAAGGATAATGGTGACGGAACCAAGCAAGTTTGTGACTTAGACACTGGCGATTGTTATATCGTTAGAGAAAGAGATGGCCTTATTGAAAGAGCAGGACACGATGTCACTGCTAACAGAAGAGTTAGAGTAGAGACTCCACACGGTATAAAACAACTTTTAAACGGTTAAGAAAATGAGTATTGACAAAAAGATTCTAAAAGAAATACAAAGATATCATAGTATAAACAATTATATCACAGAACAGGAACTACCTGTTGCTCCTGAAGCGGCAGGTGAACCAGCTCTTGATGCGGCGGCTTTACCACCGGCACCTGCGGATGCTGCAGCTCCTGAGGCGGCCCCTGTAACTCCTGAAAAAATAGATGTTGCAACTGATGATGAGGTTACAAAGATTGATGATGAGGGAGAATCTGCTGAGGGTGATTCAAACACTGAGGAGATAGACGTTACTGATATTGTTAAAACTACTGAAAAAATAGATTCTAAGCAAGATAAGTATTTTGAACAACTTTTTGGATACATCCAAAATTTAGAAACAAAGTTAAGTGAAATGGACGGTTTAGTAGAAAAACTTAATAGTATTGAAACCAAAATTGAAAAATACAGAGAAAAAACACCGCAAGAAAAATTACAACTAAGAAGTTTAGATTCAGGACCATTTAATCAAAAACTATCAGATTTTTTTGACGATAAGAAAGAAGACTTTGAAAAATCAGGTAAACACGAATATATTCTAACATCGGATGAAGTTGAAGATGTAAATCCGGCTGAAATAAAGAAGACATTTGATGACGACGAAGAAGACGAATTTAGAGGATTTAAGAGTAGATAACTTTTGACTTTTATGATTTCTTGATTACATTTAGGGTTGTGGTAACACGACCCTTTTTATTTTATTTGACTAGTAATTTTTTAAACCCTATATTTGTAACACTAATTTTTTAACATTTAATTTTTATGAGTTCACTTGACGCAGTATTAGCACAGTACGAACAATCCAAATCCGGTGGAGGAGGAATGAGTTCAGAGGAAAGATTGAAAAAGTATTTCACACTTCTCCTTGATGAAAAATCAAATTCAGGACAGCGTAGAGTCCGTATTCTACCCACAGGTGATGGAAGTTCACCATTCAAAGAAGCTTGGTACCACGAAGTTCAAGTTGGTGGTAAATGGCAAAAGTTCTATGACCCAGGAAAGAACGATAATGAACGTTCACCACTTACTGAGGTTTACGAAGAACTAATCTCAACAGGTAAAGAGTCTGATAAGAAATTAGCGGAACAATATCGCTCACGTAAGTTCTACGTAGTTAAAGTTATTGACCGTGACCACCCTGAAGATGGTGTTAAGTTTTGGAGATTCAAACACAACTACAAACAAGACGGTATCCTTGATAAAATTATTCCAATTTGGAGAAACAAAGGTGACATCACCGACCCTGAAAAAGGACGTGACCTTGTCATTGAGTTGACCAAACAAAAAACTCCTAAAGGTGCTTTCTACACCGCAGTTTCAACTATTATGTATGACGACCCTTGTCCGATTCACGAAGACAAAAAAGTTATGAAAGAGTGGTTGGAAGATGAATTGACTTGGAGAGACGCATATTCTAAGAAACCTGTAGAATATTTGGAAGCGATTGCTCGAGGTGAAGTTCCACGTTGGGATTCTGAAAAAGGTGGTTACGTTTATAGTAATGATGAAGAAGCCACTGAATCTTTTGGAGGTAGCTCATCTTCAAGTAACTATGAAGACCCACAAGCAAGTTCACAAGTTGACGAGGACTTGCCGTTCTAATAATAATGTGAAGGACATTCTCAAGGTCAAACTGTCTTTGAGAGTGTCCTTTTTAATTTAAAAAAAAATGAAAATCAGAGAAAAAATGTATGAATCACTCATCAAGAAATATGAGAGTGAAATTGCTGAGGCAGAAGCAACTTTGATGGTGTATATGGAAAATCCTGTTGGGATTGGTGAACACCCACAACACATTGAAGAAATGGACAAGTTTATTGAAAAACTTGCAAATGCTAGTGATAAATTACAAACATTACAAATGTTTTACAAATACAATTATGGCAATCAAGAAAAATGATTTTAGTTCAGTAAAGAAGAAGTTTTCTACTTCAGCCAAGTACAAACCCCAAAGGTTTTTTGACTGTGGTCCTGACTTCTTGGATGCTGTTGGTTTACCTGGTCCTGCGATTGGACACATCAATATGTTCTTAGGTCACTCAGACACTGGTAAAACAACCGCTATGATTAAGACTGCAGTTGATGCTCAGAAAAAAGAAATTCTACCTGTGTTCATTATTACTGAACAGAAGTGGAGCTTTGAACACGCAAAAATTATGGGCCTTCAGTGTGATGAGATTGTCGATACAGAGACAGGAGAATTAGATTGGGATGGTTTCTTTATCTTTAACAACAACTTTGATTACATTGAACAAATCACTGATTATATTAATCAATTGTTAGACGCACAAGAAAAGGGTGAATTGGATTACAGTTTATGTTTCTTGTGGGACTCTATTGGTTCTATTCCATCTAAAATGACTTATGAAGGTAAAGGGGGTAAACAACATAACGCAGCAACCTTATCTGATAAGATTGGTATGGGTATTAACCAAAGAATCTCAGGTTCTCGTAAATCCGATTCAAAATATGAAAATACTTTAGTTATTGTAAATCAACCTTGGGTCGAACTACCTGACAATCCTTTTGGACAACCAAAGATTAAAGCTAAAGGTGGTGAATCTGTTTGGTTGAACTCATCTTTGGTATTCTTGTTTGGAAATCAAAAAGGCGCTGGTACAACTAAGATTACTGCAACCAAAGACAAGAGAACTGTAAAGTTTGCTTCTCGTACCAAGATTTCCGTAATGAAAAACCACATCAATGGTTTGGGTTACGAAGATGGTAAAATTATTGTGACACCTCACGGATTCTTGGCGGGAAAAGATACTACCGAAGAAAAGGCATCTATTGAGCGTTACAAAAAAGAATACTCTGATTATTGGAAAGAAGTAATCGGAACAGACGGTGATTTCACTTTGAGTGAGGAAAAAGAGGACTAACCATAAACCCCAAATTTGTGAGAACATTATTAGTAGATGGAGATAACTTATTTAAAATCGGATTCCACGGAGTCAGAGAGTTTTATGTTGACGGAAATCACATTGGAGGGGTATTCCACTTCCTCAACACCTTACGTAAACAGTTGGAACAAAACGAATACGACAAGGTCATCGTTTTTTGGGACGGTAACAACAACTCAGTCAAAAGACGTGAACTATATCCTGACTACAAACTAAATCGGAAGAATAATATGACTGAGGAAAAACTTCAGTCATATTACTTCCAAAAGAACCGAGTAAAACAATACTTGGAAGAATGTTTCGTTAGACAAATCGATATTGATAATAACGAAGCTGATGACTTGGTTGCTTATTACTGCCTTATTTCTGAGACAGAGACCAAAACAATTTTTTCATCTGATAGAGATTATATGCAACTTTTGAGTGAGAAGGTATCTATCTACTCACCCATTCAAAAATACCTTTATCAAAAAGGAGACAAAGTCCGTTTGGAAAAAGAATGGATACCTCACGAAAATATTTTTGTTTCAAAAGTTATGTTAGGTGATAAGTCTGACAACATATTTGGTATCTACAGTTTGGGTGAAAAAACATTTCTAAAATTGTTCCCTGAGGTGCTTGAAAAACCCGTTTCTGTTGACGATATTTTAACAAAGGCAAAACTTTTACAAGAACAAAACAAAGACAACAAAGTATTGAAAAATATTTTAAATGGTGTTACAAAAAATGGAGAATTTGGTGAACATTTTTATAAGACCAACAAACAAATCGTTGACTTAAATAACCCAATTATTTCTGAAGATGCGATGGAAATGGTGAGGTTATTTTATGAGGAGTCTTTGGACCCTGAAGGTCGTACATCTAAAAACATAATTCAGATGATGAATGATGACGGGTTCTTTAAGTATCTTCCAAAAGATGACGATTCATTTGTAAACTTTATCAAACCAATATTGAAACTAACAAGAAAAGAAAAAAGAAAACACAAACAAACCCTTAATTAATTTTTTATGAAAGAAGAACAAGTAGTTAAATTGGAGCTCCTCCTAACATTGAACGACAACATTGTAGTTCAAAGATTCTTTAATGTTCGTAATTATAACCCAAGTGCACATCGTTCAGTACAGACACTTGAGATGTTAAAATACGTTCAAGAAACCCTTCAATATGATTTGAAGATGAAAACAGTAACGTATATGATGGACAATCAAGATGCGATTGCTGAAGACCCTGAAATCCTAAATACATCAAACACTGATGATGCGGAAAACTTTAACATTTTCTTAAAATTAGGTGACAATGTCCTACTTCATAGAATCTTTGACGGAAAACTTTTTCCACCAAAAATTCGTTATACTGTCGATGTTAGACCTTTCCTTAAGGAATTTCTTCGTAACTTTACAGAATTATTTTCCGCTGAAAATTTAACATACAATTACGCGGGTTATGACCTAAGTAAGTAATATTTATCAATACTCTAAAGCTCTATATGAATAAGAATTTCGAATATCTAGGAAACACGTTTCAAATACAATTACTCAACCAAATTATCGTAGACAAAGAATTCGCACAGTCCATTGTGGATGTGATAGAGCCCACCTATTTTGATAACAATTACTTTAAACTTATCATTACGATGGTTAGAGAGTATTACGCCAAATACCAATCTACACCATCTTTTGAAACTCTTGAACAAATCGCTAAGGCGGAAACTTCAGTAGAAATGGTATTAAAAATCCTCTTGGATACTTTGAAAAAAGTCCAAGAGGCACCATTTGAAGGTGCTGTGTTTGTACAAGAGAAGGCATTAAAATTCTGTAAACAACAAGAGTTACAGAAGGTGATGAATAAAGCCCAAAAGATTATCAACGAGGGGGACTTCGAATCGTATGATAAAGTTGAAGGTTTGGTTAGACAAGCTTTACAAGTGGGTGAAAGAGAGACTGGTGTCATTGAAATTTTCTCTGGTTTAGATGATGTTTTAAATGATGATTTTAGACATCCAATTCCTATTGGAATACCTGGTATTGACAGACTGTTAAAAGGTGGTTTGGCAAAAGGAGAAATTGGTGTTATCTTAGCACCTACAGGTGTTGGTAAAACAACGATTCTTACCAAAATCGCAAACAGTGCTTTCAATATGGGATACAACGTACTTCAAATATTCTTCGAGGATAATCCAAAAATTATTCAAAGAAAACATTTTACCATTTGGACTGGTATTGAACCTGATAATCTTGCGACTAGAAAAGATGAGGTTATGGAAAAGGTTCAAGAAGTACAGAACTCAATGCCAAACAAACTAATATTGAAGAAGTTACCTTCAGATACTATGACTATGAATCAGATTAAAAATCAAATTCGTAAAATGGTTGCTGATGGTACTAAAATTGATATGGTTACTTTGGACTACATTGACTGTGTTGTTCCTGACAATCTTAGAAATGATGAATGGAAAGCGGAAGGTTCTGTTATGAGACACTTTGAGGCTATGTGTCACGAAATGAATATTGCTGGTTGGACTGCAACTCAAGGTAACCGTTCATCAATATCTTCTGAAGTTGTAACTACAGACCAAATGGGTGGGTCAATCAAGAAGGCACAAGTAGGTCACGTGATTATATCAGTTGCGAAGACATTACAACAAAAAGAAATGAAATTAGCAACAATTGCAATCACAAAGTCAAGAATTGGTTCTGACGGTATTGTGTTTGAAAATTGTAAGTTTGATAATGAATTAATTATTATTGACACTGAGTCTTCAACAACATTCTTAGGATTTGAAGAACAACAAGAAGAAAAAAGAAAAGACAGAGTTAAAGAACTCTTGGACAAAAGAAAACAAAGAGAACAACAAAAAATAGCTTAATTTAAATTATGGAAAAGATATTAATAGAAAACCCTAACAGATTTGTTATTTTCCCAATTCAGTATAATGATATTTGGGAGTATTACAAACAACACCAAGCAGCTTTTTGGACTGCTGAGGAAGTTGACTTGTCAAACGATATACGAGATTGGGAGAACCTTTCAGAGAATGAACAATATTTTATTAAAAATATTTTATCGTTCTTTGCGGCTTCTGATGGAATCGTAAATGAAAACTTGGCGGAAAACTTTATTAAAGAAGTTCAGTACCCTGAAGCAAAATTCTTTTACGGTTTTCAAATTATGATGGAGAACATTCACTCCTTAATGTATTCATTATTGATTGATACATACGTATCAAGTCCTGATGAAAAAGATGAGTGCTTCAATGCTATTGATAGATTACCTGCAGTTCAGAAAAAGGCTAATTGGGCTTTGAATTGGATTAAAAACGCTTCTTTCCAAGAAAGACTTGTTGCGTTTGCTGCGGTTGAGGGTATCTTCTTTTCAGGTTCATTTTGTTCTATTTTTTGGTTGAAATCAAGAGGTATTATGCAAGGTTTATGTAATGCAAATGCTTTGATTTTCAAAGACGAAAATCTACATTGTGATTTCGCAATTCACTTATTGAATAATCACGTAGAAAACAAACCAAGCGAAAAAAGAATTAAAGAGATTTTATTATCGGCTCTTGAGATTGAAAAAGAGTTTATTACAGAATCACTACCTGTTTCATTAATCGGTATGAACTCAAATCTTATGAAACAATATCTTGAGTTTGTTGTTGATGGTTTATTGGTTAAATTAGGATGTAAGAAGGAGTTTAATGTTGAACAACCTTTCAAATTTATGTAACAGATTGCTGTTGAAACAAAAGGTAACTTCTTCGAATCACGAACTGTGGAGTACCAAAAAGCTAAATTAAATGAAACAATTTCGTTT